CAAGGCAAACCCCTGTGCCTGTCGAGGGCGGCACCTTCGCACCCCTGACCACATCCCAACACTCTTGGTGGAACTTGCCGCGCCCAGGCTTCAACAACTCACCGCAGTGGGCGCACCTCTTCCGCTTCGCGACACCCGCGGCGGCGCGGGTTGGCATGATGGCTTTGCGATAGCCTTCCGTTTGCCAAGCCACCTTCATGGCGCACGAACGGCACCGAATAGGTCCCGCTGTCGTCGCTCTCCAGTGGCGCCGCATCTCCTGCCCACAGTCCTGACAATGGCAAGCGTCGGGAGATCGTTGGTTCTGCCGGCAAGATGGGCACGTTGACCCGGTGCTTAGCCGGGACCTGAGACAGTTCACCTCTTCGCCGCAGTCACACCTGCACAGCCACACCGCTTCCCTCGATGCCGAGGACCCGGCTCGAGCAACAATGGTCAATGTCCCGTACTTTTGCCCCACAGCGTCAATGAGCTTTCCTCTCCCCTTCGCGGGACCGCACACATCGCACTTGGGCCCCATTTTGCTGTGCTGACGCAGGTTTCCGCCCAGCTTGATAGTGGTAGCCCCACAGTCGCACTGGAGCGACCACCGGGCACCGTTGTGGCTGCTCCCAGGAGCACGACCAGTGACCACGAAGGTCCCGTATCGGTTCCCAGTCTCGTCCACGGTCGTGGTCGGGTGCGGCTCATTCGCCAGCACGAGTTGACCGTCAATGTGCTCCGGCATCGCCCCCTGGAAGAACTCGTGCCCACAGAACGAGCACGAACGCTCACCAAGCCAACACGAGTTGCCGCACCCTGGGCACCGCTTCTCGAGGTTCCCGCCCCGACGCTCATTCTTGGCGCGCGCCTTGAGAGAGTATTCCGGATCGTCAAAGGGGCTGATCAGTCGGTTCCAGTTGCCCGCATGATCCAGAATCAGCGGAACCGTTCCTCTGCCGTCCGGGCGCGCGAACCGTCCGCAGATTTGGTGCCAGACTCTTGTGGACGCCGTCGGGCGCGCGATTACAGCACACTTGGCCGCAGGGCAGTCCCATCCCTCGGTCAGCACATCCACATTGACGATCACCCTGACGCGGCCGGCCTCAAAGTCGCCCAGGATGCGCGCTCGCTCTGCGAGGGCCGTTTCCCCGTGCAGCACCTCAGTGACGATCCCGGCAGACGCAAACTCTTCGGCAATGGCGCGCGCGTGAGCAACGCTGACGGCATACACAACGGTCTGCCGATCTTCTGCATAGCGCCGCCAATGCTCGATGATCGAACCTATGAGCACGCGTCGATTGGATACCCGCTCGAGATCGGCGGGCCGATAGTCGCCAGCGCCCCTGGGCAGCCCGCGCACGTCAGCGCGCGAGTCTTCCGGAGCCGTGAACACGCGCGGCTGCAGCACGAACCCGAGCGACACGAGCTCGGACGGCTTGGGCCCCTCGATCATGTCCTCGAACAGGTCCCCAAGCGGTTTCCCGTCCAGTCGGTACGGGGTAGCGGTCAGGCCATAGATTCGAGCAGCCGGGTAGCATTCGATCAGCTGCTTCCACGACCTGGCAGGAGCGTGGTGCGCCTCGTCCACGATCACGACCTGCGCCTTGGGCAAGCGTCTATGAGTCAGCGTTTGAATGGTGCCAACGATGAATTTGGCGCTCGGGTTCACCGGCATCCCTGCGCACACCGCGCCAATCAGGTCAGGGTGGACGCCGTACTCGATCAGACGTTTGATCGCCTGCTCCACGAGCTCGCGCCGGTGGCAAACGAACAGGACCCGGCTTGCTCCGCTGGTCCGCATCAGGTGAGCGGCTACGACGGTTTTGCCGCTACCCATGAGCGCCACGATCAACGATCGTCGCGCTTTGCTCGCTCGAATGCGGCCAATCCAGTCCCATTGATATTGACGTAGCTCCATCACTCATCCCCCTGCTGCGCCAGCACCGCGCGTTCGATCTGCGCCTGCTCCACCCATCGCCGCTCGAACATCGACCAGAGCACGCGATCGAACACTTCGAGCCAGGCCCGCCGCCGTTCTGCTTTCTCGGCCGCGGTCATTTGCCCCCCACATCCCCGCTCTCAACCTGCTTCTCAAGCAGGAAGATCAAGCACGTTGCCGCATGTGCCAGGTGCGGCAGTCCGCTTTCCGCATCGGTGCCTTCGCCGCTCAGCCATGCCGCCAGGTGCCGCCGTGCTGCCGCGTAATAGCGCCGCTCCGAGTACTCGACGTGTCGCCAGTTCTCTTCCCCGTACTTGGCGGCCCCGTACGTGAGCACGTCCACGATCGCGCCCTCGGCCAGCACCGGCAGCAGGTCATATCGCCGTTTCCCCGCGTCATCTTTGCGCCCGTCGCTCATTCTCCACCCCCACAGATATCGGCCACGACCAGCGCCGCGAGCAGCGCCGCCCACAGGATCAAAACCAGCATCACGGCGCCACCTTTCGCCCGCGTGCGAGCTTGGTCACCTGCTCAACCATCTTGCCCACGTGCGACGCGAAGACCTCCTCGTTGCCGTACGTGATTGGAACCTGCGCGTGCCGCAGTACGCGCCAGGCCAGGTGAACGCACTCGTGAGCGATCACGTTCGGTTTCGTGCGCCGAATCCAGATCACGAAAGCGCCGCCCTCGTCCGTCACGATGCCCTCGTCCAGCGCATCGGCGCGCACGGACACGGCAGCCTCCTCAAATGCCTCGTTCACAGCTCGAGTGGGGCCGCCTACCCATAGCGCCACCTCGTAATCGTACGGCTCAACCGTGAACGTGAACCGCTTCACGGCTCCACCCATATCGGCGTTTCGCAGCAGAGCCAGCGCTTGGAATCGATCAGCGCGAACGACTGCTCCGGCGGCTCGAACCCGAACCGCATCCCGTACGCGCTCAGGCCAATCAGCGAGCCGTTGACCATTGCCGTGCGGAACGAGCGCCTTTGGTGGAAGTGACCCACGCAGTGCAGTTTCGACGGCCGCACCTGGTCCCAGCGCGCGAGCTGCCGCATGAGAGGGACGGCGATACCACCCACGCCGCCCTGGAACTTGATCTCGTCCCCGTGCGTAAAGTGGATCGTCTCGCCGTACACCTCCGCGTACTGGTGCGCGCTCTGCGTCACCTCGAAATGCACGCGCGGCTCGGTCGCGAACCGGCGCGCCAGCTGCGAGAACATCAGCCACTCGAAGCTGTTCTTCGCGCCAGTGCTCGCCCGGCTCTTGATAGTGGTGCGGCCGTGGTTTCCGTGCGAGCACACGACCACGATCCGCACCAGTTCCCGGTCCTCGAGCAGCGACAGAATCCCGTCCGCGATCCGCTGTTCGAGGCGGAACACGGCCTCGGTCGGCGACATGCCGTTGCTCTCAATCAGCTCTTCGTGGATGTATCCGGTGATCTGGTCTCCCCCGAGCCAGAGCACGAGATCGCGAATCACGAATGCCTGCCGGTGGAAGCCGAGCAGCCAGTGGATGCCCTCGAAGAACCGCCCAATCCTGCGGTCCGCGATCTCTACGTTGTAAGCGTTGCGCCCCGCAGTCTGCTCCGGCGTCACCGTCTCCTCATAGTGCCAGTCTGACGCCAGTACGAGCGCCGTAGCCTCGCGCAGCCCCGAGGTCCGCTCGCGCCTCACGATCTTGGGCGGCTGCGCGTCCGTGAACGTGTCGAGGACCCGCTGCCGCTCGTGAGCCTGGGCGAGTTCTTCGAGTAGCCGTTTCTCGTTGCTCTTGGCCTTGCTCTCGTCCTGCTTCCGGCGGTGCTCCGAGAGCGGGTCAAGGTCCTCGAGCTCCGTAAGCTGAATCGGCTTCGGGTCGCTCGGACCCTTGCTCAAGTCCTCCCATTCGAGCGCCGGCTCATCCCGCATCTCGGACGCCAGAGCGTGCGGCGACGGGAGACCGGCGCGCTTGAGAGCGCTCCGGAGGCCGTTGCTCGACACCCGCAGCGCCCGGGCTACGGAATCAGGCTCTCGACCGGACCGGAGCAGCGAAACGGCCTTTTCAATCTTCTGGGGCGTCCAAACCATCACGCTGGCACCTCTTCCGTGGGCAAGTCTTCGCGCACATACAGTCGCCGGGTGCCGCTTTGCGTTCGGTACGTGATCCCGGGCACGCGCCCGTTGTTGATCATGTCGGACAGCGTGGCGGCTCGGATCTTCCGCTTCTCGTGCCAGCCGCCCAGCTCCACCACGAGCTCCGGAAAGCTCATTCCAGGTTTCGCTTGGACGGCGGCTTGCACTCTTGCGACCAATGACCCGATCTTGGCCTTGTGCAACGCTTTTTTGCGTTCCGCCTGCACCTGCATTCGTAGCCCCAGCGGCAGGGATTCCCATGCGCTCATGACCAATAAACCTCCGTGCAAGCGTCAATCGTTTTCAGTTCGCGCACGAGTTGCGCCGTGGACCACGCCCCCGCCATCATCACGATCGCGACCGCTAGCGCGTACAGCAACGCCGCAGCCGACCTTGGTATCACTATCCCCTTGACCATCCGCCGCCCCTTTCAGTTCGTCCCGCGCCAGCCTCTCGGCCTCGTCGCGGGGTAGCTTGCCGTCAAACTCAATGATCGCGGCCCGTTCCGCGAATCGGTATTCGGGCTCGGTCATGCTGGATACAGCCTCACGCCGCCACGCTCGTGAGTCCCGGCGGCGTTCGTGGAGCAGGTCCGCTTTTCATACGTGGGCACAACGCCTTCGATGTATCCGCGATAAACAGCGTTCCGGATGCGCGCCGCAGCCGTCTGAGCGTCGTGCCACGGGTGCTCGATCAGCTTGGCAATCTCCAGGATCGACAGCCCCGGGCGCTCGACCACGAGCTCAGATATCAAATGCCACACCTCCGCGTGCTGCTCCGGTTGCGACAGATACGACGGAAGATCGTAGTGTTTCGGCGCACCGGCGTTTGCCCCATGCACCGTCCGCAGCGCTTGCATGAAGTCACCCACAGCCCGCGTGATGCTCCACGGCCGCCCGTCACGGAACCGATCGGCGCGGTGCCAGGTCCCGTAGATCGCGAGCAGCTTCCCGGCCTCGTCCCGGACCTCGAAGTAGTGATCGCACACGCGTTCAGGCAGGAAATATTCGCGTTCGTCCACGTCAAAACCCCCGATCAAAGTCGCCGTCAAACTCGTCTCGCCGCTGCGTCTGCAGGTCGTAGAACCGCGTCGTGGGACCATCGAAGCCCACGTGTACGATCCCAATCTCGCCGCCATCGCGAACCTTGCCGCCGATTACCTCGCACACGCCCGGCGACTCGCCTGGACTGAGCATTTCGGGCCGGTACAGCAGCAGCCCAAGGAACGCGTTTTCCTCGATCGCGCCGCAGCCCTTGAAGTCGCTCATTCTCGGCCGTGCGTCCTTGTTCCCGCGCGCGTCCGATTGCCTGTTCAGCTGCGCGAGTACCACGATCACCGCGTCCAGTTCCGCGGCCAGCGTCGAGAGTCCGAGCACGGTCCGCCCCATGGCTTGCGTCTCGTTCTCGCCGTGGCGCTGCTCGTGATTCAGCCGGTGGAAGTGATCCACGAACAAGAGCCGTAACGGAGTCCGGTACTCGTCCCGCAGCCGGGTTGCCATGCGGCGCGCCGCCCGTCGTATCTGGCTCAGCGACGGGAAGCGCTGATCGTCAATCAAGAACGGCAGCCGCCCGATCTCGTTCGCGCCCCTGAGCAGCAGCCGGCGCTCGTCCTGTGAGCAGGTGCCGCGGCGCAAGTTCGTCGAGTTGATCTCCGTGGCCTGGCACAGCAGGCGGGCCGAGAGTTGCGAGCGCCGCATCTCCGCGGACACGAAGCCGACTCCTTGCCCCGCCCGTGCTCCGTACAGGGCCATCTGGAGCGCGAACGCCGTCTTGCCGGTGCCAGGTCTCCCGCCGAGCAAAAGCATCTCTCCGCGCGGCGTGGCGCCGTAGCGGGCGTCCACGCTCATGAGGCCAGTCCCGATCGCCGGGATCGCTGGTGCGGCTCCAGGATCGGCCCGCAGCACGATCCGGTGCGGCTCCAGCGCCTCGTCCAGCGTCACGCTCGTGACAGCGCCCGTGCCCTCGGACCGTGTCGCGTCCAGTGCCAGCGCTTCGACCTCGGACAGCAGCCGGTCCACGTCATCGACCGGCGCAAACGCCTTGGCTCGGATCGCGTTCGAGAGCTCGATCAGGCCCCGCTGACGCGCCAGCCGACGGACGGCCCGCGCGTGCTCCTGCCAGTTCGCGACGGCCGGAGTCACGTCCGTGATCCGTGCCAGGTACGCCGAGCCGCGCAGCTCCGCGTTGCCCGGATCGACTACCCGCTCGAGCTTGCCCCGCTCCTGCAGCCAGCGTGCGACCGAGACCAGGTCCACCGCGCCGCCCGCCTCGTGGATCGCGTGCGCAGCCTCGAGGACGAGAACGTGAGCGGGCGCGTAGCAGTCCGCGGGCTTGACCAGCGCCCCGAGCTCGTCGAGCACCTCGGGACCGAGCAGGAGCGCGGCCGAGACCACGGTGGTCTCCGCGGCCAGGTCATGTGGAGGCGGGACACCCTGCGCGCTCATATCCCGAGTTCCCGCAGCGCCGCCTCGCCAATGCCATTGCTGCCGCCTGGCTGCCCCGTAGACGCGTTTTCGGACCCGACCCCGACCTCGGGCCCGTCCAGGGGCGCGGCCTCAAGCCTGGCGCGATTCTCGGCCCGTGCTCGGTCACGTGCGGCCCGGAGCTGCTCGGGAGTGACCGGCGGCGGTTCGTGCGGGTTGGCCTTGGGTGCCGTGATGCGCCCGTCCCGCACGCCGATGCGGAGATGTTCGCGCAGCTTGCGCGCCCAGTTGCCCTGGCGGCGCCCCATCCCGCCGCCGATCGTCCAGTAGCTCACGAACTCGGCAGCGGCCTTGCGGAGCTCCGACTCGGGCACCTGGAGCGCCGTGGCGAGCTGCGCGTACGCCCCAAACGTCTCGTGCAGTGTCAGCGGACAGACGGTGTCACGTGACGGCGCCGAACCATCTCTATCTTCATCTCTATCTCTATCTCTATCTCTATCTTGGCCGTGACAGGGTGTCACGGGTACCCGTGACGAGCTGTCCGAGGTACCCCGGACAGGTTCCGCGTGGAAGTTTCCTCGAGGGGCAGCTGTCGCCAGCTCGGCCCGCTCGCGACGCTTTCGAGCTCGGTCCAGCCGGCGCTGGTTCACGTCCCCCGTCCAGTCGGCCAAACCGTGCAGCGTGTACCCCTCCGCGCTCTCGAGCAGCAGCCCCACCTCGAGCAGTACCCGGAGTGCTTCCGCCCGCACCTCCGGCTTGAGTGGCCCGCGCGGCTCGTCAATCAGGTCATGCGGCACCGGAGCCAGGTCGTGTGCCTCCTGCCATGACCTGATCCCGAGCCAGAGATGCACCGGAGCCGAGCCGCCGGTACGGACCGCGCGCACAAACTTCGGGTGCTCCAGGATGCGCGGATCGATCTGCATGAATTCAGACATCAGATAATCCCCTGGTCTTCGTCGAGCAGCCGCCAACACCGATCGCACATGCCCTGATCGGTGTCGTAGATTGGTGCGCGGCATTCAACGCACGTGTCTTCGTGAATCACTGTCATGTGCTCATCGATCAAACTCGGCAATTCGCGCTCAAGAGCCCGCTCGCGATCTGGTTTCCAAGCGCGCCTCGGCTTGTGCTTTGGGAGTACGGTGACAACCACTGCGATCGTTTGCTCCCACCTCACCAGCGCCAAAGCTGATTGCCCGACCGTGACGTAGCGCTTGGCAATGAAACCGGCACGGGCCGCAGACTCCAAGTCTACGGCGGGAGCGGCGCACGCTGACAACAGTGCGGCCTCGGCTGCCGCGTCTGAAGCGCTCGGGTCCACCCGCTCTTGATACCGAGCAACAGCGTGCGGGCTTACGAGGACGGTGACCATCACTCCTCCCCTGGACACGCCGCTGCAGCAGCCCTGCGGCTGGCCTCGTTCTTGAGGTAGATCAGCCCGCAGCACTTGCACACGAGCCAGGGCAGCCGCTTGTACTTGATCGGAGAGTGAGACTTCACGGCGCCCCCTTCGCCCGCCGCACCGTCAGCAACGCGATCGCGTCCTGGTCCGGGTAGCGGAACCGCGCGCGGCAGTCGGAGCAGCGCTGTATGCCAGGCGAGCGGCGCCCCTGGGGCTCCACCTGGAGCTCCACGCCGAACGCATCGCAATGCGGCTGCGCGTCGTAATCGTACAGGCGCGCGCTCATCGCTACGCACGGTTCGCCGGTGTTGGGATCGGTGCAGGTCATTTCGCGCCCCGGTACGCCTTGTAGGAACCCTTGAGCACCACGACATTTTCCCCAGCTTCACTGAGCAGGCGCTTTGCTTGAGCCTCAGTCACCTCATCTCCAATTTCTCGACCGGCGTGCCTAAGGTGCGAGCGATTCTCTTTGTTGTTTTTGAGCACAACGATCGGCTGCAGCACCGGCGGCCGCTTGCTGCTTTGCTCGAAAGCTGACCGCTTTTGATGTGTGCTCAAATCGATCAACACACAGGCGTTGTCGCTCGGGTGAGTTACTCGAGCGTGCCTCACGCTTGAGCCCACGTATGACCTGGCGTTGCGGTTGATCTCACCCGCGTCCAGGTCACAAGGCTCCTCGTTGAGCAACTTCCTAAGTTCGCGCTTTGCAAACGCTCGTGCCTTGTTCGTGTGAGCTAGCACAATTACAGCTTGTTTCCCTTTTCTGGCAGCGTTTAGCGACCCCGCAAGTTGCAGGAATGACACCCCTGTCTTTATAAGCTTTGCGGGCTGCGTCGCGTTCACCAGCACGTAACGCGGAACCTGCACAGCATCAGCCGGGTCATCCTCACTTGGGGCCAATTCAGTTTCACCAGGGGCGGCGTGAAGGTTGGAGTCCAATGCTGTCGTTTTGATCCCGGCCTTTGAGCACGCCGCTTTGATGCTATCCACGGCGTTTGCTCGATGTTCTGTGCGCATGGCGCCACCCTCGTCCAGAATCACGTATCTGACCCGCCGCGCCTTTATGCTGTCAACGATACTGTCCAGTGTTTTTGGGCTACGCACTAAGGCGTCTATGTCCCAGAACAGCGGGCGTCCCTCGGAGTCGCTCAGCATCTCTTTTGAGCCAACCTTGCCAACGGCCGCCCCCATCTGTCGCAAATATGACTCGTTCGCGTGGACGTACAATCCAACGATCAGCACGTTGCCAAACTCTCGCGCAGCCTCGATCGCTTGCTGCGTTTTGCAGGTTCCTGACGGAGTAGAGACAACGTCGATCCCGCCCAATAAAGAATGGTGAATGATTTTCATGTACCCTCCGAAATCTCAAATAGTGGTCCGCTCGTAATCCCGTGGTGCTCGCAATACGCCCTCAGGATCTCGACCACTTCAGGGACCGAAAGCCTCAAGAGTGCGCTCTTTGCAGAATTCCTATTTCGCTTATGCAGCGAGTCCTCAGGCACATACCCCGCGCGCCTGTTCGCTTCCGCGGCCGTGATCTCGCGCGTGAGCAGGTCGTCCAGTATCTGCGCCTTGACCGGATCGCCGTCAGCGTCGCGGGCGAGCTTGCTTAAGACGTACTCGCGCGCGTTGCCTCGCTGGCTGTACTTGCGGCCCGGGTCCGTGGATTCGTCCGGCGCGCACTCCTCAGTGTTACTCCTGTCACACTGAGGTGACAGCCGCCCCTTCTGGTCCCGGTTGCGCGGCTTGCCATGGTCGCCACCGTTCTGCTTCTTCGGCACCGCGACCGCCTTCGCATCCAACCACCCCGCCTCGAGCGCGCCCCGTTGCGCGTACGCGGGCGAGACCACCTTCGCGAGCAGGGTGACGGCTTGCTCCGGCTTCAGGCCGCCGGCTACGAGCAGCGCCATGCATCGGCGCGGAGACAGGCCGAGATAATCTGCCCCGGTGCGCGTGACGTAATCTTCGACCGACACACCGAGCGCAGCCGCAACCTCGACCGCCTTAGGCAGGATCCGAGCGAACATTGCCGCGCCGGTATCTCCGCCGGACGCAGCGCTCACGATCCCGCGGTGGACTCCAAACGCGTTGGTTCCCGGCTTTAGGATTCCTGGCTTGGTGAGTTGAGACTTGAAGTTAGGCTCATGTTTCATGGTGCGGCCCCGGTGCAAATCTCGATCATCACAAACCCCATCCCCCGCGGCGCGTATTCGCACCAGGCCCGGACCTCGCACGCGGCCGGCTTATCGTCAGCGATCAAACCCAAGCCCCAGCTGCGTTTGACGCCCGCCGCCGTTCGCCGCGTCTTGGGCGGCAGCAGCAGATCGATCGCCTGTTTCTGCCAGTTCGCGGACGCGTCCGGCTCCACGCTGCTGAACCTGATCGCTCTCACCTGCGGCCGCCCCTGGAGCGGGTGCAGCGCGCGGACCATCGCACCCCGCGGTCCCGTCTCCGCGTGCAGGTCCAGGTCCGTGGTCACGAGCTGCCGCATCATCACCAGCAGGAGCGCTTCCCGGGTCCGCTGCAGTTGCCATCCCTGCGCGTGGCGCGTTCGATTCGTCGATTGGCAGAGCGCCAGCGGCAGAATGAACTGCGCCACCATCTGCCCCCGCCTCTCGTGCCGCTCCACCCACGGCCACCGCGGCGGGTTGCTCAAGGTTTCGCAGGCGAATCGCCGCTGTGATTCGAGCGTTGTTGCGGTCGCGGAAAGCGAGCAAGTACCGGAGCCGGTCAGCGTTTTCGCGCGTGTCTTTGAACTCGACATAACCAAACAGTCCCCCGGTCAGATACGTAGTTAGACGGACGGTGCCGCGGGTGCAGGTGACGAGGCACCAGCCCGGCGGATAGGCGCGGCCGTACTCACGTCCCCATGGCATCGCGCCTCCTCGGCTTGCATCCACATCGCGGCCTCGACCACGTTGATCAGCGTGTCCCGGTCCAGCGTCGGGTCCACGTTCAGGTACGCGGCCATGCGGCGCACGTTGTCCTCGTTCGCGGATACGAGATGGATCCGGCGGATGATCATCGATCCTCACAATCGAGCAGCGTCCAGCGCTTGCCGGAGAGCGGGCTCCAGTAGAACCATCCGTAGTCCGCCGAGTCCGTGGCGCCGCCGCTGAATGAAGGGCGCTTGGAGAGAATGAATACGTCCGGGCTGTGCTCGCGAATGAACGCAGCCCGCTTGATCGAAGCCAGGAACGACAGCCGCAGCAGCATTACGACGTGCGGCGCCGTCTCTAGTCCGCGCTGCACGAACTCGAGCGCGAGTGAGAACGGCGGGTTCGTGATCACCATGTCCGCCGGTCGAATCGGCGCGAGGAGGAAATCGTCAGTGCCCACGTCGTGACCGATCGCGCGGCACTGCTCGGCGCGCCCGGGGTCAATCTCGATCCCGCGCGCTGCCGTGTTCGGCCACATGCGCTTGATCTCGGACAGGATCGCGCCGTTCCCCGCCGCCGGCTCGACGACAGAAGCCGGAGCCGGGAGCAGCCGCAGGATCGCGCGAACGGCCCATGCCGGCGTGCTGTACCAGTCCCCGGGGCTGCGCTTGTCCTTGGACAGTGCGCGGCTCATATGGCCTCGTGCTCCCGAAGCAGGGCCAGAATGTTCGCCTCCGTCATCGCGAACCCGTGCTCCAGGTCCGCCGCGTACGCGTACACGGGACGGCGGAGCTCGAGCGCGAACCGTTTGACCTCCTCCCTGGTGCCCGAGCTGCGAAACGACGCGTGCCCCTGACTCAGCACCATCGCGTCACAGCGCTCGACCAGCGCCAGACACAGGGCGAGCCACGCGGGCTCCGGCAGCGTCCCGAACATGTCCCGGTACATGGTGTGCGGGCAGATTGGCGCGTGCCCGAGTTGCGCGACGGAGAGCAGTTGCCGCTGAGCGCGGTGGACGTGCCCCGCGATCGTGAACATGTCCAGCGACCCGTCCGGGTTGAGCGCCCCGGACGTGAGCGGGCCGGCGATGTAGACGATCACAGCATCACCTCCGTCCCGATCAGTTCCTCGTCTTCGGGTTCCGGTTCGTATCCGGGCACGTCGCTCGGGTACGGCGGCGGCGCGGGGATGGTGTCGCGCTCGGACTCGGTCTCGTACTCGGCGTTGAGGAACGCGAGGATCGCCCAAATCACGTCGTGGGCGCCGAAGCGGTCCGCGCCCCGAGTGCGAGCTCGTTCGCTGGCACTTTCAAGGATGCGGTCCGATGGATAGGTCCCGAACAGGCTCTCGCGCTGAATCATGTGCATGCTCCGTGGTGCAATGCGGTGACAAATAGTGAGTTGTGCATGTGAGTTTCCCCTTCAGTGTTCGCGCCACGTGGGCGCATGTGTCCCGACAACTTCCCGGAATTATTCAGGGAAGCCGAAACTAGTAGCCTTTGGTTGCGGCGCGCCAGATTAGGCCCGATACTGCTCAACAGCGCGGGCGACACGCTCAGCTCGGCGCACCTCTGCGGCCGTCATCCAGGACTGGACGGGGACCGCGCCGGCGCTCCACCGCTCGATTTGATCCTGCCGCTTGGCAGTCGGGCGAGCGGCGCCAGTGAGCCACTTGTCTACAGCCGTGCGAGAAACACCGAGTTCCTCGGCCGCCCCGTTCGGATTGATTCCGTTTTCCGCCAGAAATGCTGACAGTAGCCGACGCCCCAAACCCATTTGTTCCCCCGGTGCGGTTGCCAACTCGTGCAACCACGTTCGCAACCTTAAGTTTAGGTTGACGGTTGAGGCAAGTAAAAAATGAGCTCCCCCCGCAATCGCGTGAAATCAGCGGCCAGAAATGCGATCCCGCCCCGGGCACGTGCTAGCCTTGCCGCTATGTCTCGAGATGCCAGCGACGCCGAGCACCGCCTGACACTAGATGCGGTGCTTTCACGACGGTCCGAACTCGGGTCAGCGGCGAAAGTCGCCCGCGAAATCGGAGTGAGCGCCGCACACCTCAGTAATCTCGTGACCCGCGGCGACCGGCGCGCGAGCGGGGGGCGCGTCCTACGTTGGGTTCTGGATCGGGACTTCGGCGGCAGTCACGACGCTTTCGCCGCCGCAGCGCCGCTCGGGTGGGATGCCTGGCGATCCCGCGGCGCGCGCCACGTGCCAGAGTTGCCGCCTGCGCCGGCTCCTGCTGTCTCCCTGCCCCCGCCGTCGAGCCACATCGCGGACTGGGCGCGCGAGCTCGCAGAGGTGCTGTCCGAGCAGGGGCACGACTCGGTTTCGGTACGTGACGTGATCGCGCGTCTGATCCTGGAGCGCGGGCAGCACCACGAGTCGCCAATCCGGTTCGCGGCGAGAGCCACCGACATGCTCGCGATCATGGCGAACATGCGCGAATCCGCGGTAGTGAGTGCGCCGCCAGCGCCAAAGCTGCCTGCTCGTCGAGGCTGAAGTTTTTTTGCGCGTGATTGACGCGGCGTCCACCTGGCGTCGCGTTTTTTTGTTGCCACGCCGTCAACCTAAACCTAAGGTTGCTCTCGGGGTTGCGGTGCAGGGGCGCCGCTCCAACAGGGGGCAACTACGATGCACAGCGCATGTCCAGTTTGGATCGAATCCAGTCGCCGGCAGATTGCCAAAAACCACGACCTCACCACTGAGATCGGCTGTCGCCAGGCGGCTCGCGAGTTGCGGATCGAGGGGGCGCGAGTAGGGGGCCGGCGTGGCCTTGCACTCGCGGCGTTGGCTCGAGCGTTCGATCGCCTGGGGAGCGCGATCGAACAGGACTCGTCAGCGCTGCGGGTGCAGGCCGGACGCGAGCTCGGTCAGGCGTACGAGATCGCTAGGGCTGCGTGATGCGCGGCTCACCCGTGATCGCGACATGCAGCTGCGGTCGCACGTACACCCGCCGCCAGTGGCTCGCGCTGCCGCTGGTCGGAGTCCAGAAAGATCACCACGGGCACCCGGCGCTTAGCTGCCGTAACTGCACCTGCGGTAGCACCCGGACCGTGGACGTGGAGCTAGACCCCGAAACCGCCCCGCTGAGCGTGTTTCGGCGGAAGCTCGAAGCGCTGGTCAGGGTCGCACTGGTCCACGCTCACGGGGGCAGCACGGCCGAGGATTGGACCGTGGTCGCGTGCGAGCTCGCGGACCTGGCTCTCGAGGCGCAAACGAACGCGGACCGGGTCTCGCGCAGGGGATGAACCCATCTCCTGCCTCGTATCGGGTCAACGATCGAGCAGGCAGCCGAGCCCCACCCTCTAGCCGGCGCCGCGGATCGTTTGCCCGCTACGGGGCGGAAGAAACGGAGCAATGAACATGCGGACTCTCATGATCCTGATCGCGGCGCTGGCCGCATCCTGCGCGGTGCCGGAAGCGCCGGAGCTGCCATGCGAGCTCGGCGGCAACGACTGCCCCGACGCGGCCCCGTTGTGCGTCGTGTGGAGCTACACGGACGCGCGCTGTGAGGCGCCGCTGCCGCTGGAGCCTGGAGCAACGCGGGTGCCGCCGGAGCTGTGCGGGACCTGCGGACAGCCGGTGACGTGGCTCGGACATAGCTACGTGGTTTGCCTGCCGGACGAATACGCGGAGAGGTGCCCCAATGAGTGACGATCGCAGCGACTATGACCTGATCGAGGCTGTCAATTACAGCACGCTGAAACAGCTTTGGGCCATGTCCCCAAAACACTATCGGCACACGCTCCAGTACGGTCGCAAGGAGTCGCCCGCGCTTACGAACGGAACGCTGGTCCACACCGCGGTGCTGGAGCCGCACCTGCTCGATCGGCGGTATCTCGTGCGGCCGCCGGGGCTGGACATGCGCACCAAGGCCGGCAAGGAATGGTTGGCGGAACACGCAGAATCCGGGCGCACGATCGTGACCGAAGAGCAGTATGCGAACGCGCTCGCGATCGGGGAAGCGGTACGGCGCCACCCGTACGCGCGCGAGTTGCTGGCCGCGGGCGTGGCCGAGACGACGGTGGTTTGGAACGACGAGGAGACCGGGGAGCGACTCAAGGGGCGGATCGATTGGCTGACTCCGGGCCACATCGTGGACCTGAAAACGACCGCGAAGATCAAGCCGCGAGATTTCCAGGCGCAGGCCGCGCGGCTTGGATACCCGATGCAATTCGCGCTTTACAGTGACGGTGTCGCGGCAACGTTGGGCGCGCGCGGCTTCTTCGTGATCGCGGTGGAGTCCGCGCCACCGTTCGATGTGGTCGTGTACTCGATTCCCGAAGACGTGATCGAGCAGGGCCGCGAAGACTACCGCGAGGCGCTGCACACGCTCATACGTTGCCGCGAGCTCCGGGAGTGGCCAGGCGTCGCGGGCGTGGCGCCGATCGAGTTTCGGTTGCCGGCGTGGGCGGTGGAGAGCGACGAGGACGACCTAGGCGATCTGGACTGGGGAGATTCAACATGACCAAAAAACCCGTAGACTTCGACGAATTATTTTCTCAAAGATTCCTGAAAGCGGGGCTCCTGCGCGGCAAACCGGCCACGCTCACGATCGCGGACGTGGACGTGGAGCCTCTGCCGCAGGACAACGGCAAGGACCGCGATCGGGGCATCATCTCGTTCGCGGGCACGGACAAGCAGCTGGTCTTGAACAAGACCAACGGCGAATGCTTCCGCGCGATGTTCGGGCGCAAAGTCGCGGACTGGATCGGCAAACGGATCACTCTGGTCCCGGCGACCGATCGCTTTGGCAGCAAGATCGTGGATTGCATCCGCGTCGCCGGCTCGCCCGATATCGAGTCCGCGATCGAAGTCGAGATCACCATGCCGCGTAAGAAGCCGAAGATGATCCGGCTCGAGCGCACGGGGCAGCAGCAACCGAAAGCAGAGGAGCCTAGCAAATGAGCGGTGGAGCAAAGCGGTTTGATTGTCTGGTCGGGCGCAAGTACAAGGCCCGCGACGGGTCCGAGAAAACGAACTGGACCAAGATCGGTGTCGCGTTCGAGGGGCGCGACGGGGGCATGAACGTGACCTTGGACGCGTTCCCGGTCGGCGGCGGGTTCATCATCAGGGAGCCGAAGGAATACGATCCGAGTCAGCAGCGCGGAGGCTCTCGAGGTGGCGGCGGCGGCGCTGCTCGAGGCGGCGGCGGGTTTGATGATGCGGATTACGGCGCGGGAATGAACTCGCCGCCAGCCGGAGACGACGACGTTCCGTTCTGATCTTCCGGGACCCGCTCGACCCGTAAAGCCGAGCGCGCGGGACTGACAGCCGCGAAACCGCCTGCAGTGTGGCCCGCAGTACGCGATTACGGCGGCGCGAACGACGAGCGAGACGAGGCCGAGGAAATTACCCGTCGGGCGAAAGTATCCGGTCGCAGTCGTGACAGCCGGGAGAGACCGGCACTTTGCCAGCCGACGCCGACCCGGAACGAGCGGCGCGCTAGTGCGTGTGGGCGGGTTCGATTCCCGCGGCTGGCACCACGGAAAGGGGCACTCATGATCGTGGCAACACTACGGACCATTGGACACGCAGCGCGCACCGGCGGGCAGCTGCTGCTCGAGATACTGGACGCGCCAACACCGGATAAGCAGGACCTGATCGCGGCGCTGGAGGAGATGCGGCGCGAGCGGGATGCGGCCGTGACCGAGGCCGAGACCGCGCGTCATTCGCTGGACGCATATCGGGCGGATATGAGCGAGACAGATAGGAAGCTGCGGGCGGCGTATGCGGAGATCGAGGAGATGGCACCGGCCGCGGTGGCATACGAGAGGATGAAATCGGGGCGCCGGTACTTTGCGCCCGAAGGACAGCTAAACCTAATCGGAGAGTACCGTGTGTTTGACGTGGCCGTTTCGATCCAGTCTCTAGCTCACGATGATCTGCCGCTCGTTCCCTGGATCGAGGCGCAGTCATGAGACGCATCGCCCTCGAGATATTCGACGACCCGGAGCGGTGCTCTGACGGGTACGCGGAGCAATGCAAAAACCTGTCATGGGACAACGACGGAAACAGCAAGGAGTGGTTCTGGTGCAGTGCGTTCGGCGGTGAGCTTGAGCGAGACGGCGACACGTTCGGCACTCCGCTCCGCTGCCCCGAGTGCAAAGCGGCTGAATTGAAGGAGATAAGCAAATGACCAAGAAGACCAGCAAGAAGACCACCAAGCGCCCCTACGTCATCTGCCGTTGCAAGGACGCCGGCGTCCACTCCGGCTATCTCGTTGGCGAAAAAGGCGGTCGGCTCACCCTCTCTGACTCGCGACGCATTTGGTATTGGGACGGAGCCGCGAGCCTGAGCGAATTGGCAGTTTATGGGCCGAACCCCGCGCGCGCCGGTAACTGCAAGATTGGCGCAACGCTCACACGGAACGACCTCCGAAGCTCTGACGTGTGCGAGGTCATCTATTGCCAACCCGTCGGCGCAGCGTGGCTACGAGAGGCTCCCGAATGGCGCGCGTGACTACCAAGCCTGGCAAACGAAACACCCCGCGAACCGGCTACGGCTACGGCTCCGGCTCCGGCTCCGGCTCCGGCTACGGCTCCGGCTACGGCTCCGGCTACGGCGACGGCTACGGCTACGGCTACGGCGACGGCTCCGGCTATGGCTACGGCTATGGCTACGGCTATGGCTACGGCTATGGCTACGGCTACGGCGACGGCTACGGCTATGGCTACGGCTATGGCAGGGGTGGCAAATGAGTGAGATTGAGGAGATGTTGGACGAATACGACAAGGCAGCCGACGCAGTAGCAGCTGCGTGGGACGGCGCTATCATGTGGGGGCCTGGCGAGAATGCCAAATACGAAGCGTTCAAACCGCGATACGACACCGCCCGCGCCGCCATCCTCGCCCACGTCGCTGAGCTGCGGGAGCGCGCGGAGAAGGCTGTGGGCTACCTCGTGCGAATCGAGGAGCGGCTAAACGCGGCCGGTTTCGGTGTCGGTCCCAAGGAGTCTACTGCGCGATTATCCCGACTTGCGGAATGCGTTGACGGCCTGGCTCGGCAGCGCGACCGAGCCGTCGAGCTAGGAGAGAGTGCGTTGGCGGCGGAGGCGAAGCTCGAACGGGTTGAGCGAAAACTCGCAATGGCCGAGAAGGTGGTAGCGCGCGCCCGGGAGCTTGGGTCCTACCAATGGGAATTAAGGCTCGACGATAGCGGAGTCAGCGACGACGCCAAGCACGACGCGTGCAGGCTGCGTAGCGTCGTCGGCGAGAACACGGAACTTCGTGTCCGCGCCGAACGCGCGGAGCGGGAGCGGGACGCGTTGCGCGCCTCGCTAGAAGACACGACGCTGGAACTGGAAATCTCGAGACGTGAGCGAGACGGCGCGCTGGTGTCACTCTGGGCCGAACGCGCAACGCTGACAGTGGCGCAAGACAGCCTTAAAGAGGCCCGGGAGCGTGTGGATTGCTTGGTCACGTCACTAGCGGAAGGCGCCAACGTCGATGCCGCCCTTCGCGCCCGCATCGAAGTGGCGGAGCGGGAGCGGGACGACCTCAAGTTCGCGCTCGACAACACAACGCAGCACGCGCTCGGTCTGCAAGATCGCCTCGACAAGTGGGCGAAGTCGGAGCGGTACTCGGTGAACCCAGCCGACCTCCGCGATGTTGCTCCGTACTCGCCTCCCGCAGAGGCGTGGATATACGCGAAGGGCGTTGAGGATGCGGAGCTTGCGCGAGTCCCCGAAGGCGAGGAGTGATGCTCGAAGTCGTGCCCAAGTTTCACGCGCCGTCTGCGCAGCTAGCGGACCGCCACTATTCGCGGCGCACGGTTGGTAGCCCTCAATTCATGCCGCCTGGTGAAACGCTCGTTCTCGCGGCGCCCGGCGTCGTGTTCGGCTGGTGGCGACCGCACCCCGATAGCGGCCTTCGCAGCATGAACGGACTCGACGGCTGGACATGTTCGATATTCCGCAATGAGTCAGAGACGCGTTCAAGCGAACTGATTCTCGCGGCGGAGCGCGCGCTAGCTGAGTCGGGGCGCGGGTGCGGCCCCGACGGGATGCTGACGTATGTGTGGGACCGCAAAGTACAGTCGCGCAATAAGGGATACTGCTTCAAATGCGCTGGGTGGGTTGTGCACCCGGTCAAGCCGCGGTCCGCTGACGGGAAGAAAACACTGCTTTGGAAGCCGTTTGATGCGGCAGGGAGGTTGCTGTGAGGGAGCTGTGCGCCTATTGCGCTGACAAGGTTTGGCGACTCGTGCAGCCAATGGGGCGAGCGGAAACGGGGGAGATATGACCGACCCCACCCCCGGCGAGCCCTTCGAGGCGCACGGGCTGACGTGGGAGCCGAGTGTGTTTGAGGATGGCTCCACGTTGTGGGTCGCACGGTCTCCCGCTAACGATGGCCAAGACCCGTTCATCGAATTGCGCGACGGCGAGTGGTTCGGTAACGGATTCGGGATCCCAACCTTTGACTCCGCCGAGGCCGCCCTCGCCTGTGCCATCCGCACCTGCCCCGGCGCGCGCTGCGGGTCGTGCGCTAGCCTGCTCTGGCGTCGAGGCGCCGTGCGAATACGGCGGGGAGCAATGCCCCGACGGCAAGGCCTGCGTGCGCTGGGGCGACACGGACCGGCGCTGCGAGGCGCCCTGTGATGTCGGCTGCGCTACGTGCTGCAGCTACGTGGCGCGCGACCGGGAGAGCTATTGCGTACCAAGCGATTTTGAGTCCGCCCCAGGAGGTAACGTGGACGAGTACAGCCCAAAAACACGCGAGAATTCGACCGCCTCGTTCGCCGAAACCGCCGAGGTACCGGACGGGCCGCCCCAAAACGTCAAAGACACGGGTGCCAAATTCTGGCGCCGCCTGCACGTTACCGAGTCCGGGTGCTGGCTCTGGTCAGGCGCTTCCGTTCGGTCCGGCTACGGCGCGATCAAGCGGGGCGCCAAGACCGTGAACGCTCACCGGCTCGCGTACGAGCTCGAACACGGACCCATCCCGGATGGCGCCTGCGTCTGCCACCGTTGCAACGTCACGCTGTGCTGTAACCCGGCGCACCTGTACCTGGCCACGAGAGCGGACAACATCCGGGACGCGCAGCGGGACGGACTCATGCCGCGAGGCGAGCGACACGGGCGCGCCAAGCTAGCGGCCGCTGACGTGGACGCGATACGAGCGGCGGAGCCGGGCCCCAAGTACGCGCAGCGGCTTGCGCAACGGTTCGGCGTACACCCGAACACGATCCACAGGATACGGCGCGGCGAGAATTGGGCCTAACCCGCGTCGGCCATGTTCGGGCATGGCGGAAAGGGTTTCGGGGTCAGCCTGCCGATTGTCCTTGCAACGTACGGCGGAGCGCCGTACATTCTGGATTGTCAGCGGCGCACGGTGCGCCGGCAACGTTCCGAAAGGACTCTCACATGTGGATTGATAGCGACACCTACGGGATGCAGGTTGGACAGGTCGGTTTTCTTGTTAAGACCGAGCGACACGAGCGCGGGATGCCGACCAGGCGGCACCTGCAGAGCAGGCCCGCGCACACGAACATGTCCAACGAGCCTCGCCTAACCGGCTGGTGCGGCACCACAAATAACGTTGCGACTTTCGCCGAGGGACTTGCTCGGGTCGTACGGATAGCCCAGAACGGCCGCGCGCTCGTGGAGCGAGTGAAACCGACGCGCGCGGTGCTGAAGTCGCTCGGCTACCCGGATCTGGCTGACTAAGGGTGCTCAGCGCCAGAAAGCCCCGCACCCTCACCAGGGCCGGGGCTTTCGCGGTAGGAGGCACAGGGTTTCATGATTGACAAGGATGGGGTGATACTGCTTGACGTGTATGTGACAGACATGGCCGACCGAGCCACTCGGCTCCGCGTTACTCGCCGACGAGTCCCGTACCCGTACGGGCCCGCGTCCGTCGAGTTTAGCGTGTACTTCGGCGACCGAATGTGGACGGTTGCCGCGGACGAGCCCCCCGACGCAGCGCCTTTCGCCGAGGAAGCGTGCCGCGCGCGCATAGAGCTGACAATCGGTCAGCTACTCCTCGGGACGCCGATCGAGACCGATAGAGCGGACGAGGGAACACTATGACCCGCTCCGCACGATTCGAGATGCGCCTCACCCCGGACGAGCTCGCCGCGCTGGAGGCGGCCGCTACCCGGGCGCGGGCGCGGTGCCTGGCGGACTGGGCGCGGGCGACGCTGCTTACGGGAGCGGGCGCGCCGACGCAGCCGGAGCCACATGCGGCACCTGCGGCAGCGGATGCCCGCACGACTGCGCGATCGCGGACGCGGCCGCGATAGCAGCCACGGACCCGGCCAGCACGAGCCAGCCCCCGAGACGGTCCCAAGCGGCCGCCAGGATGGGGCTGGACGCGTTTCCGTTCGCCGGCCGACCATCGCCAGCCCGGTCCCGCGAAACGGCCAGCACGGCGGCGTGTAGGCCGTCCAGTGACTGCCGGATCGCGCGGAGCTCGGCCCCGTGCTCGGCCAGCGTTGCCGGCATGGTCTCGACCGCGCGTAGTCGCGCCTCGTGGTCGTGACTCGCCGCGGTCAGCAGTTCGAGCTCGGTCGCGATCTTGCGCGCGGCGGCGGAGTGAGGGTCGCGCGGCGGCGTCATTGCCGGTACTCCCGGATCACGCGGCGGGCCAGGTCGGCGGCAATGGCCGCGATGTTGTCGTCGTCCACCTCGACCACCGGCAGCGGTCCGGGTAGCTCAGGGCCACGGGGCGGCGCCGGGATCACGCGTTCGGGTACGGGTGCCGGTCCGAGTCCGAGCGGCTCCCCGAGCGCCTTCGAGATCGCGGCGCAGTTCCGGGACAGGGCCGTCTCGTGGTACGCGATTTTCTCCTCGCGCGATCCCGGCGGCCCTTCGTAGTACCGCGCCTCGAACATGCGCGTGGACACGGCCCGGAACGTCCTCGAGGTCACGGACGCGGACGCGCTGCCAATCACGTTCATCCGGAGCAGGATGCGCGCGACGTGAGCAAACGCCTCGGCCGGGTCCGTGTAGCAGCGGTAAGGCCCCACGTACCACAGGCGGGTTTTGCCGTCGGGTGCCGGCCGCGAATCGACCGCAAGCGCGCAGCAGCCCGGGACCGCGGACGGGACCACATGGTGCTGCAGGTTCGGCATAGGGCCGGCGGCTGGCTTGGTGCCGAACTGCGCCCAGTGCTTTGTGCACTGGACCGCGCCCATGTTCAGGCTCGCGACCATATCCGGCGCGTGAGGCGGCGAGCGCCAGCCGGCCCCGTAAAACGACTCCAGCCGGGTCACGCCCTGCAGCGCGTACACCTCGGCCGCGTACGGATCGCGCCCCAGCACATCCGCAAGCGCCCGCAGCACGTACGGACGCGCCCAGACATCGCGATTGACCACGGCAGTCACCTGGCCACCGCCCTGAGCTCGAGCAGCGTTTGCACCCGGGAGAGCGCGCGTGACGGCACCATCACGCAGTTCGCCGCCTCTCGCTGGACCTGCTCGAGCACGTCGAGCACGTCCAAGATCCGCACGACGGGTTGCGACTCGATCGCTGCCCAAGCAGCTTCCTCGTCACCCGACTCGAGCGCAGCCCGTAACGCGTCAACGGTTCGCTCCACGGCTTCGACCATTCTCCAGCTCTCGCTTTCGCTTGTCAGCAGTCTGCCGCAGTTCGTCCTGCAGTTCGCGCGTGGTACGTGGTCGGCCCCGGAGACGTTCGGCGATCGTGAGCAGCTTCTCGACGGCCTCGAGCGTGAGCGGCAGCCAGCGCAAGATCGACATCACAGGCACCTCGCCTCTTGCAATGTGCGGCACGCAAGATCGATCCGCTCCACGTCCTGCACCGTCTTCGCGTTGTCGATCGCCTTGAGGCACGCGGCCTGCAGCACCTCAGCAGCCACGGGCGTGCACGGGTCCGGTGGACGAACGCAGCCGATCGCGAAGAGCAGCGGCAGCAGCCCGAAACGGTGGCGGGTCATGACTGCACCTCTGGAGCGTGAGCGCCCGCTTGCCACGCCAGCGCCAGCACCACGACCACGGCCAGCGCCAGGTCCACCCACTGCTCCGGGGACTGCACGCCCGGAAGGAGTTCGAGCGCGACGCCCACCGCGCCGAGGACAGCGGGAGGGAGCCATCGCAAGCGAGCCGGAAGCAGCGCCCAAAGAGGGCGAGCCGCGGCGAGCCGGCGTGAGATGACGGTGAGGAGTGCGATTGCGAGAGCGATAGTCATAGCGTCGGCCTCCAGTCGAGAGCGTAGGCAGCAGCCGCGACCGGCGTCCCGCCGTCGCGAGCGTCGTAATAAAGGGTTGAGTACACGCCCTCCTCACGCCACCGATCTACATCGATAGAAGGCATCCACTCGTGGAGCACGTCATCGGCTAGGCGCCACACGTCCCATGTTGCAAAGTCCGTTGTCTCCGCGACTCGGGCGCCTTCGCCGCGAGCGTTTGACCGAAACACAACCCACGTCTTTGCGCCCTTCGAGAAGATGCGAGTTCGAGACAGAGCCTGCACGGCCGGTGCTGCTGCCGTCTCCCCGCCGATAGTACTCGCAGCCCAAGCAGAGCCAGTCCAGCGATACACAACGTGCTGGTAGAGTGTGCTGCTGTTAACGTCCCACGAGGTCACGACCATCGGCCGCCCCGCATCATCAACGCACGCCCCCTGCATTGACACCAGACCCACGCCCTCGCCGATTGTCGCGATACGCTCGCAGTCGGAATCATTGGTGATGGGCAGTGTCAGTGCGGACCCGTCGGCCTTGGTCCACGTCGTTCCGCCGTCGGCGCTCTTGGCGTAATAGAGGCCGCGAAGCGCGGTCGAGCTGTCCTCGTAAAACAGCCAAAACAGGTGGATAACCCCGTCACGGCCGACAACCGGCTGGTTAAGGTACGCGCTTCGGAGCGTGGTGCCGAGCACGAACGGGCTCGCGACGGACGACCAGGTTTCCGAAGCAGTGTCATAGACCCGGATATGCGTATTCCCCGCGGCCGCTCCGCCGTCGCGGAATGTCATCAGCAGGTTGCCGTTGGGCATCCGCACGAACTGCTCGTACGAGACCGAGTCCTCGATGCCAGACTCGCCGGAGACAATCGGCAGCGCTTGCCATGCGTCCAGGTCATAGGCGCCCGGGGTTGCGCCTCGCCACAACGTCATGGGCTCATTGTGGATAATGCCGCCAATGTGATTGTAGCCGTCGCCGTCCGCGCAGCCGCTTATGAAATAGTGCGGGTCAGCCGGGAGTGAGTTGGTGATTGGGCTCACGTCCTCGGTCCACGCCCCGTCCGGGAGCGTGCGCTTCGCCACAGCAATCTCCACGCCCGGGTACTTGGCGTAAATGGCAAACTGGCTCGTGTCGTAGGACCAGATGTTTTGAGACTCAATACCGATGCAATGCGTAAACGTATTGTGGGCGCTCGCCGTAATTGCGAGCGACTTGCGCGCCTGCGAGCCCCGAATTACCGCGCCCCATGTCGCCATGAGCTGGGCGACCTGTGTCGAGTTGAGCGCAGCTGGCAAAATCGCGAATCCCCAAATGGTCCCCGGGAACGGGTTTGAACCGCCGGTATTGTACCCCAGGCGGCTCACTGTGTGGGTAGCCATGGCGGCAATGATGGTGCCGGTGAACGCAAGCGTTTGCTCGCGGCCATCGACCCAGAGCTTAAGCCGGTCTGCGTTGGCTGCTCCCGCCCCGTTGTAGACGATGACGATATCATGGCGCCGGCCGCTAGAGACGGCGACCTCACCGTAAGCGCCCGCCCCAGTGTGGATGCGTAGCAGCCCTCCGGTGGTGTAGCGGACCGTGAATGACGTATTATTGCAACTGTAGATATCCCGGTTCGTTGCGCCCGTCGTGGTTACGAACGACAGCGCGAGCGTGAACGTCGTGCGCGTCGAGAGCACAAGCGGAATGTCCAGGTAGTCCGGGTCAGTCGCCGCGAAGGTTAGACCATAGTCTGCCTCAACCGTCCCGCCTGCTGGCTGATTCACACCCGTCGCTTGCGTGAGGTCCCCACCGCTCCCCTGATTCGTCCAGGTGCCGCCCGCGTAGTTGCTGCCCCATACTGCAACCAGCGGCGCAGCTCCCGCGAGGTTCGTGAGGCGCGCCAATGTCGTGGCGACGGTAATGCTTGTGGCCGCTGATTTGGTGGTCGCCCCGTCGTCATCCGTAGCGACCGCATACAGGTCACGTGCGCCTGCGCGGGCGTTGGATAGCGCGCACGAGAATGACCATGACGCGGCGCCGTTAGCTCGCCCGAGCCAGTATCCGCCGGCGCCCGGGTCCCCCAGGTACACGTCCACGTAGCTCACTGTCCCGTCCGCATCGCTGGCAGTGCCGGAGATGGTGAAAGCGTCGCCGGCGTAGACGGTGGAAGCCGCGGCAGGGGCCACGATCGCAACGGCGGGAGACTGATTGTCAGCGTCTCCGACGGTGAGCCGGCGCCGAAGTAGAGTGATCCCGATGTTGATCATAGCGCCCCCCGGATCGTCCAAACCTTGATCCTAAAATGCGTTTGGTACGTCCCGTCAGCGTCGCACGTCACGGAGATTTTGCCGCTCCCGACTGCCACGGCGGGGGCGAGCGAACCGCCAGCGGATACCGTTTCGGCAAACCCAGAGACCGCGTCAACCGTGCCGGAGTCATTCACGAAGCGGCCCTGATACGTGTACTCAGTCAGCACACCGTCAACGCTCCCGACGAGATCTACCCGCACATCGAGCCGCGTATCGGTCGGGACTGGCACGTCAAACGAGAGCGAGCCGCCCGCGTTCACCGAGATCGCGCGCGCCACTTCGGGCGAGGAGTGAAACACTTTGGTGCCCGCAACCGAGCCCGAAACGAGCAGGAAATAGGTCCCCTTCCATAGGTCTCCACCGCTCACGAAACAGGGCTGACCCGGCTCGCCGGAGAACGATGCGGGCCGCGTTAGTGGCGCGCCCACGCCATTGAACTGCCACGGTCCGAGTTCCACCGGGTTCGACTGATTCGGCAGGAACACGATCGACCCGGGCGATACCGTGTACGAATCGAAAACAGCGCTTGCTGGTGACGCCGTGTCTACACTTTCGGCGGCCGCAGCGACGCACACGATCGGCTCTTTGCGCTCGTTGTACTGTCTCAGAATCCCGTCGAGATAGCTCGCCATGGTCTCACCAGTACACGATCACGGCCACGGTTTGCGTAGCGTCCAGGGATGCCACCTGCGCCGTGTGTTCGTACCACTGCGGCAGGTTGGTTAGGGTCACGGTTGTGCCCGCCGGGTCTTGGTACACGAGATTGCCAGCGGCCTTCATGACGATTTTTCGAGCGGGGAGCCCGTTCACGATCGTGCTGATACCGCCGGTGAAATCCGAGTATTCGGCGCAGGCCGTTGCTGAATAGGTGCCTTCGTTCAATGCCATGTTCGTGATCCTTTACGCCCGATATCCGGCCACAGCGGCCCATGTTCGATAGGCGATACACTCGAGCACCATGGTTCGCCAGTATCCTGCGGTGTTTCGCAGCTCCGGAGCCACGGAGCTGAACAGGGACCCGCCAGAATCCGGCGCCACAGTCGCCTTGTAAGACCCGTTGTTAGCGTACGCGATCAGGGTAACCTGTTCCCCGATTTCGCCCTTGATCGTGATCACGCGGTCCGCGGTCAGCAGCGGGAGAACAAACACGTCGCCCGCGCTCGTGTCCGCGTCTGCGGATGCGTCCGTGAGATTGACCACGCGCCGGCGAATTCGCCCGTCCTGGTCCAGAATCAGCGGATCGCGCTGCGTCACGGTTCCAGCGAATACCGTCGCCGTGTTGAACGTGTTCGCGGCCGTGAAGGTATTCACCGCGCTGAGCTTGGCCGTGTTCGTGTTCAGCCACGCCGTCCGGTCCGCCAAGTCCTCAAGCGGCGCGTTCCAAACCGTTGCGCTGCGGTTGTCCCCGTCGGACGGCAGTGTGCACGTCGCGTGAAAGGTGTTAGCGCCGGCGTATTCTGTGCTCATGTGCCATCCCAGTAGACGGCGGCCGGGTTGCGGTTACCCCACAACTGCCAATCGCCATCCGGTTGATCTGCGTCCCATGCGGCGCCGTCCAGCACCACGATCACGTTCACACACTGCGCGTGCGGCGGCGTCCACTGCGACACGATCGAGCGGACCGCGGCCACTTCCTCGACCGTCGCCGTGCTGCCCATGGTGCCGGCCTCGCCGAACACGCCCGGGTCCGAGTTGATGCCCTCGTCCGTCCATTTCGTATCGCGGAGCACGACCCAGAACCGCGACCAGAGTTCCGGCGTAGCGTCCCAGTCCCAGGCGCCGCCCGTGACAGTGGGGACGCCGCTGGTGTCGAGCGCGTAGACGGTGCCGTTGCGATTGACCACGGACACGAGCACGCTCGGCGTTTCGGGCGCGAGGTACGCCCGGAGCTGCTCGAGCAGCGCGAACGGGTTGCCGGCGCGGCGATGGGCATCGAACGCGCCACGGAGCCGCGCGGCGTACTGCTCGTCCCCCTCGAACGGGCCGCGAATGATTCGCCGCTCGCGTCCGATCACCGGGATCGTCTCGGTGCTGTATACGCCCGGGAAGCGCGACTTGACGCCGCCGATCAGCGCATCGGCAACCGCGTCGATCTGCACCCCGATCGCGTACACGAGCCGGCCCGCGCGCGTGACCGCGTTGTCGCCCTGCAGCCAGCGCGGCAGCGCGCCCCGGAGCGTGTCGCGGAACGTCACCAGCGTCATGGGGCCACCTGCGTCACGGCCGAGCATGTGATCGTGCCGGGCTGCAGGACGAACGATGGCCCCACGCTCAGATCGCCGCTCGGAGCCGCAACCGTGGCCGCGAAGATTTCGGGGCGCGCGTTGATGATCGCACCAATGAGGCCGGAGACGTAAAGGTTGCCGGTCACGGTCGGAGTCGCGTTATCCCCGCCGATCGGACGGTCCGCGATGTAAGCCGTGATCGCGTCAGCAACCGTGGAGCGGACCTGGGCATCCGTGAGCCCAGCACTGGAGTAGATCCAGACCGCGTACGTGATGTTGACCGTTTGCACCGTCGCTGTCTGCACGTTGCACGTAACGCCGAGCGGGACCGCGTTGAGCTGGATCGTTTGGTTGATCGCGCCGAGGTCCGTTGCCGGGTTGCCGGCGGTGCCGGTGACGCCGCCCGTCGCGGTGGCGCAGGACACGGTTACGGTCCCGGTGCCGCCATTCATCACGCGCGTGCGGGTGACGCCGATCGCGGTACCATCGGCGCGGACTGCGGAGCGGGCGAAATAGTCGTAAGCGTTCGCGGGGCCATTCGGCGAGAGCGCCTGGAAACGAGCGCGGCAGCGTGCTTTCAGCGCCGTGTCCGTCTCCTCGTCCGCACCCACGATCGCGCTCGCGTTCGTGACAGTGACTCCCGGCAGAGTCGTCTCGAGCTGCGTGATCGTGCCCGGAGCGCTGGTGCTGTCAGAGCCCGCCTCAATGGCCTGCACCGCGACCACGAGACCGGACTGGAGCGCGCCCAGTGACGCGGCAGCGGTGTTGCGGTAGCCCTTGCCCGTGGTCGGGTTGATGACGATCAGGTCCCCGGGGTCGAACGAGTAGACGCCGCCGCCCGCGTTCGAGAGCGTGACGTTGCCGGCCGCGAACGTGGCCGGGATGCGCTCCACGCCGTACGTGTGGCGCGCCACCAGGGTCAGCCACGCGTCGCTCGAGTACTCAAGGAAACCGCTCCGGGCGACGCCCGCGGTCAGTTCCGTGAACGCAGCGAGAACGGTAGCCACGCCGGTGATCAGCGCGCGAACGACCGCGCCCGGTTTCCAGCTCGCGGTGTTGACTCCGAGCGCCGCCAGTACGCTGTAGATCGACTCCTGCACCTGCGCGGGCGTGAGCGGGGTAGTCAATTCCTCGAGCGTTGCCATTTACAGAATCTCCCCAACGAGAGCGCCGCTATCGGTGACGGCGAGCGTGAGCGCAAACGGAGCTTCGGACGCGGTGACAGAGATGCTGATTTGTATCTCAACACCTGACCGAATCAGCTCAACCGTCAAGGCGCCATCATCGATCCGATCGTCTTTCAACAGCTCGGACCGAACCGCGCCGCGCATGGCCAGCAAATCGGCCGGCGTCTGTCCGCGGTGGAGGAACGAGCGCAGATCCAGACCGTAATCGGGATCGTCCAGCAGCGTGCCGCGTGCCGTGGTCAGTCGCCGCAACGCCGCCTCCGCAACGAGTCGCACGTCCGAGCCGTCCAGTTCGCTCCAGTCCTCGGACAGATCGTCAGTACAGGACAGGTCGGAGCCGTACCCGAGATCGCCAGTGGGCGGGTCCGCGATGCGGGAAGTATTGCTTACATATTCGGCGATCTTGGAAAGAATGGCTGCACTCATGATGTTTTCAGCGCCTGTTGGAGAGCAGCCCATACGCCTGGTTCCGTGGCCACAAGCACGAGCGCGTGCCCGGTCGCGCCAGAGCCCGCGAGCGACTGAATCAGCGGCGCCAGTTCGGACCCGATATCCTCGATCGGCCCCTCAGCTTTGAGCAGGTGAACGCCCGGAGTCCCGAACGTAACGCCGAATCCGAGAGAGAGCGCGAGCTGCGCGTTGAGTTGCCCCAGGAAGATATTTAGTTCCGCGATGATGCCCGCGATCACGGACAGATCGATCGATGCGGACGGCAGCCCGAGCGCGATCGAAGCCTCGAGGCTTGCCACGAGAGCGAGCGCGGCGGAGAGCGACGCGGCCAGGCTCGGCGGCGTCAGCGTGAGCGACGCCTGGATCTCGAGCAGCCCCGCGAGCTTGGCCTGGAGTTCCGGCAGCTGCAGCCCCAGCGACACGTCCAGCGCCGCCTTTGCAGCCACGCCGATCGGGATGCACTCCCCAACGGTGTACTCGCCGACGATTTCGGCGCTCATGCTAGCACCTTCGGATTCCCGGACGAGATCACGCCCGTGAGCGGAGTCGCGATCGTGATCGTGCCCGTGAGCGGAGTCGTGGCTGGCGGCACCCCTACCGTCCCGACGATCGGAATCGGGGTCGCGGACGAGACGAACACCTGCACCGCGTCACCCACGCGAGCGACCGGCCGCGTCCCGTCAAGGAACGAGAGCAGCGTGGGAGAGAACCCGTTCTCGCCCTTCTGCGAGAACCCGGTCACGATCGGCAGCGTCGGATCGCCCTCGACAAATTGGACCAGCACTTCGGAGCCCGGGGTGAGCTCCGCGTGTGCCCCGGCGACGCCCGGCCGTTGCGGCACCGGCAGCACGTCCGGCAAACCGGCGGCCTTGCGGACCGCCTGCAGGTTCACGCGGCCGTCAGCGGCCATAGACACTACGCGGTAGCGCCAGAGCCCGTGGAGCCTAGAGTCCGTCGCCCGTTGCGCGATCACCGCGAGAAGCTCGGGCAGCTTTGCGCCTTGCTCCGCGCTGCCGCCCGTCCAGCACGTTGCGCGGAGCTTGCCGGCCTCAACTAGCAGCTCGAGCTCCCGGACCGTCCTGGAGCCGCCCAGGCGCGAGTCCGGAACCACTGCCCCGGGCAGCACGTCCGTAAGCTCGTCCGAGACCAAGATCGCGATCTCGTTCCGCGGGTCGAACTCGAGCAGCTCCGCGGCGCTCGTGTACGTGGGGCGCGGCCCGATGTTGGTTTTGCCGTCGAGCCCCACCCACCAAGGAGCGGAGCCGGCGCAGTCCTCGAGCACCCGCGACGCAGGGCACGCCCGCCGGACGTAATCGGCCCCCAGGCGCTCTTTCGTGGGCGCGAACGATCCCAGGGCTTCCCCGGTCTCGCGGGCCGCGTCCGTGGCAACGTGGAGCGCCTTGACGCCTGCGTCGTTGTGATACGCCTTGGGGCGCACGAGCCGACCCCAGCCGTCAGCGCCGCCCACGACTCGAACGCGCGCGCCGGCCACGAACGCGCCGCCATCACGGACTGTTCCGGAGAGCGTGGCCGCGCCGATCTTGAGCTCCACGCGACCGGAGAGCGTAACGGCCTCGTCCAGATCGCAGTCCGCGAACCAGGCGCCGGCATTCGGAACGCACAGCCGCAGCGTCGGGACCCGGTTGCCGTTCAGGGTGCAGAAGAATTCGCTCATCCGGCGAGCTCCTTAAGCTGCCCCGTGAGCTGCTCGATTCGCTGATCGTAAGGGTCCGTGGTCGCACTCTTCGCGCCGTCGGGCTTGGACGACTGCGCGCGCGGCTTCCGGTACTGCAGAAACACGATCTCGATCGTCCACTCACCGTCAGCGGATTGGATCGGCTGCTTCCAATTCTTGACGACCACGGACTTGATCCCGAGTTCCTCAAGAAACGGGTGCCAAATGTCGAGCGCCTTGGGACGGGTGCCGATCGGTGCCTTGGCAACGAGGGGTTTCCAGAAATCCCACCGCAGCCAATCGTCATCCGAGTACAGCCGCAGCTTGACCGAGAACTCGGACAGCTCGTCACCCGTGTACCGGGCGACGGCGCCACTCATCCCGTATCCCTGCGCGGAGTCCCACTTGCGCGGAGTCGCCGCGCCTTCCACGTCAGCGATCCCGGGTGAGCGCTCGCCCGCCAATAGGATGTAATCGATCGGGTTCGTGAGCGGGTTCATACGGCCGGCGCTCCCATCTCGATCGCGACGCCTTCGAGGATGCGCTCCAGTTCGAGCTTGACGGACATGGCCAGCCCACGCGCATCCGAGCCGCCGGTCACGTTCAGGTTTTGGATCACGATCGAGGGGCCGCGCGCTGCAGCGGTGCCACGAGGTGCGGCCGCCGGCACGGAAACCATCCGCTCCGCGGCGCCCTGCACATCCGCGGTGCCGGCCTCAATACCCTGCGCCGCGCCCTCGGCCGTGAACTCGCCGTAAGCGCGGAACACCTTGGACGGCGACGCGATCCCGAGCGCGCTTGTAAAGCCGGACTTCATCTTTGTGGCGAGCGCCTTCACGGCCTCGAGCACAGCGCTGGCCCCGGACGTGATGCCGTTGACGAGGCCGTTGATCAGGTTCGTGGCGATCGATCCCCACTCGAGCGTGGACAGGTACATGACGCCGGCCACCAACGCAGCCAAGCCAACGAGCGGCAGCGTGAACGCGAACGCGAGAGCCGCAACGGCCGCGACGATACCGAACACTGCGAGCGCCATCGTGAACGCCGTCGCTGCCCCGACTGCGAGGAAGAGCAACGCGGCGTCCAGCTTGCTCGTATCGATCTTCGCGAACATGTCGCGGAGGTAATTCCGCACCTGGAAAATCTTGATCGCGATCAGGAGTAGGCCAATCGTAAAGCCCTGGACGAAACGCTTGACCGCTACCTCAGCACCAGAGGCGCCGCCGAATAGCGGATTGAACAGCGACTCGACGATCGTTTTCAGCGCGCGCCCCGTGGCCTCGTTCTGCGAGAACATGCGGGTGACGGTCGAGAGCGCGGACAGGAAGCCTTCGATCTTCACGCCCGAGAAGATGCGCGCGACGTTTTCCCTCAGCTTCGACATTTGGACGCCGAAGTCGAGCGCCTGCGCCTTGGCAATTCCGCCGAGCCTGCTCTTGACCCGGTCCGCCATCTTGTCCACGGAGCTACCGACAGCAGCAGCACCGGCGGCCATGCCCATGAACGCGGAGGCCATCTCCTCACCCTGCGCGCTGGCGACGGTCGCGGTAGCCTCGAGGGCCTTGCTCAAGTTCCCGCCGCGTAGCCCCATCTTGTACAGGCTCGTGGCGTATCCTTCGATCTGACCGCGTCCGAGCGCGCTTTCGCCGCTGACGCGATCGATCGCCGATTGCAGATCGCTCGCCTTGCCGGCTGCGATCCCCCAATAGTTGATCGTTTTCGTGAGCCCTTCGAGCCGCAGCGCTTCGGCCCGGCGCGCACCAGCGGACGCGAGCGCAAACGAGGCCATGGCGCCGACCGCAACGCCGATCGCGGCCGCCATTGCGAGCAGCGCGGCGACGGCAGCGACGGCTGCAGACGCAACGCCGGCAATGCCCGCAGCGCCGGAGAGGTTCTTGAGCATCCCGCCGGCTTGGCCAGCGCGGCCGCCGAGCGCCCCGAGGATATCGTGCAGCCCTTCGATCTTGACCGCTGACACGGCCGCCGACTTGGCACCCTTCCCGAAGTCGCCCCCGAGCGAAACGATCTCCTCGGCCACGGACGCGGACGAGGCCTTGAGCGCGGCCATGCGCTTGGACATCTCGCCGATCGCCTGCGTGTTCGGATTCGTGGCGCCTTTGAGTGTCCTCATCACGCGCTGCATTTCGGACAGCGCCGCCGTGTCCTGCTGGAGCTTGGACTTAAGATCGGACAGCCGCGAGGCCGCCGACTGTGCCGGCGCCGAAACCCCATCCTTGAGGTTTATCGCTACGCTGATCGTCTCGTCGGCCATCAGGATTCCTTCGGAGTCAGCAGCTTGCGGATTAGGGTCAGTTCGTGGAGAGCTTCCGCGATCAGTAGCGCTGCGGTGTACCGGCGCGCGTGCGCGGCCTCGGTCTCGTCATCCCGATCGGGCAGCAGCTCGATCAGGCACTCGGCGGCGGCTCCGTAGTCCTTACGAGCCGCCGCCCGGAACTCTGTTATTTTCCCGCGAGGTCTTGCCGGTTGATGCCCGCCAATCTGCAGACCGCTTCGGCGGCCAACATGAGAGCCGCGGGGACCTCTTCGCACAACGCTTCGAACTCAACCTTGCTCGGGTACACGAGGCAGCTCGAAACGATCTTGTCGATCGCGCCGCTCGCTTCGGGCTTGTCCTGAAATCGCTTCCACAAAACGTGGTTTGGCCGCTTCACCACGACCGCGCCCGCGTCCGTGTTCACGACCAGCAAGCGCTTTCCGATCGGGCCGTGCTCCGCCTCGAGCTTCGCGAACGCTTCGGCTTCCTTGGCCGCGCGCTCCTCGGCTTCCACCTCGAGCTTGAGCACCTCGAGCTGCCGCGCCTTGTCCGCCGCAGCTTCCGCAGCTTCACGACGGCGGCGCGCCTCATTGCGACGCGCCTCGAGCTCTTGCAACGTGTTCCCCTCCGACATGATCACGGACTCCCTTCGCTGGCGTCAAATAGCACGAGGCCGTTCCGCCGGATCAACATGCAATCAAACTCCACATCTTCCTTAAGAGGGTCAGCGCCCTCCTCATCCGTGGCAGAGTTGCTGGTCCAGACGCAGCGCTCGAGCTCGACCGTGATCGGCGTCTCGTCCGCTTCGACGTACTGGATCACCACGTCAAACTCGGCATCACCATACGAGGCGTTGTCCCCGGCCTTGGCCGCAAGAGCCACGCGCATCGCCTGCAGCGACGAGCGGAAGCCGGTGACCTTCACGGGCTCCGTGCTGTACTTGCCACGGCTGCGGCCGCGCGGACCCTGGTGACGGGCCGAGCCGTAACCCTTCACGCGCTCGCGCTTGTCCGCGTACGCGATCGAGGTGATGCCGTGGTAGCGGTCACCGTCGATCTTGACGATGATCGAGCCCCAGGAAAGGAGATTGCCATTGACTCGGAGCTGGTCGGCCATATCACACCGCCCTCAGTGCCGGATTCGTGAACCCGAGCGAAAGGTTGATCGTTTCGGGGTACGCGAGCGGAGTAAGCCGCGCGTCCACGTTCATCGTCTTCGTGCTCAAGAGGTTATCCGTGCGCGAGATCACAACGGACACGCCGGACGCCTTGGGCTTCGCGAGCAGCACCGCCCGCAGCGCAGCCTCCGCTCCCTTTTCGATCTCGAGCGCTTCGGACTCGAGGATGTAGCCGGTGACCTTGTTCACGCGAACCGGCTTGTTCAGGCGCGCAATGAAGTAGGCGTGCAGCGTTTGCCAGAACAGGTTGAACACGCGGAGGTGAGGCACGATCGAGAAATCGGAGCCGTCCGGCGAGAACACGCGCGGGCGAGTCACGTACACGCCGGGGTAGCCGGGCCAGGTGCGGAGCGTGGTAAAGCGCGCGTCGTCAAGCCCGCCGTTGATCGCCTCGTCATGCCGGTCCGGGTTCCCGTTCGCGTCGCGAATCTGCACCCCGAGCAGCGGCCCGCCCGGCGCGTTGATCTGCGCGATGTTCACGTCTTGGTCCACGCTCGCTTCCTTGGCTGCGACTGCGTACGCGATCGGCAGTTCGCGGATCGCGTTACGGCCGGGGAGCGAGGAGGGAACGCGGCACGAGCCGGCGCACAGTTCACCCACCGTCGTGGAGTACGCGCTCGAGATCGCCTGCATGGCGGTCAGGTACGTGGACTCACTCTCGGCCAGCGTGGGGACGCGCGTGTTACCGATCCACATGCGGGGCCGGCCCTGCGCCGCCATCCCGCTGATCAGCGTGTCCAGAGCGCCGCCCACCGTCGCGTCAACCGGCGACGCGAGCAGTAGCAGCTCCCAGTCCAGGGACGAATTTTTGAGCGCCGTCGCGAGCGCGCCCACGTCTGTAGACGTGCAGATCGGCTGCGTCGTGCGGAGCTTCACCAGATCGCCCGCGATGATCGTGCCGGCGGCGAGCGCGAACGAGAGCGTGCCGGCGCCGCTGACCGCGATCGAGGTGCCGGTCCCAAGCGCCTGCACCGCGCCGTAATTCGTGCCGCCGTCCAGCGAGACCTGATAGGTGATGCCGGCGGTGCCGCGGGTGCCACCGGTGACGAACTTGACCCAAATGTCATAGGTGTCATTCGGGACAGTGCCGCCGGTGACGCTAACAACGCTGGTGCCAGTCACGCCCGTGACATCGATCGTGCCCGCAGCGCCGGCTGTGCTCGCGTCCGTGCGCACGAGAACGACGGGTTTGCCGAACCGCTCGAGCGCGTAGCACGCAGCCTCTACCAGCGGCCCGCCGCCGAACGTGGCGACCACATCCTTGGTTCGCGCGTAGCCCGCTGGCGCGTTCTTGGTGCCGGAGTCAGCGGGGCCGGCAATGGCCAGCGGACGCCCGGAGCTCGGGGGCAGCACGCCGAGCGCGCCGTCAATCTTGGTGGTATTCAGGGCCGGAAGCGCCATTTTTCAAACTCCTCACGGCGCCACGGCGGGCGCGTTGAACGTAACGGTGATCCCTTGCGATTCGGCCTCGACGGCTGCGTGCGCGTCCGAGAGCGCGGCGTCCTCGTCATCCGGGATCATTGATTGGATCGAGCACGTGACGATGATCTCGGCGCCGTATCGGCGCTCGCTCTTGTCCGTGTTCCAGCGCGCGCTCTGGATCTCAAAAGTCCCGTGCGCGGCCAGGTGCATGGCCTTGCGCCACTCATCGAACAGCACCCGCGCGGCCTGGTACTGCGCCAGCTCGTTCTCGGGTGCGCTCGCGTCGTAGGCAGTCACGTAGACCTGGAACAACTCGCCCAACGTCGCGATCGGACGTGGAGCGCGGCCCACGTGGCGCGGTGGCAGGTCCTCGCCCAGTGACCCGCTCGAGTCCCCCGGCACGAACACGAGGCGGGCCGCTGGAGCGCCCGTGAGATGCTTCTGGGGCTCGCGCCAACCGAACACGCAAACCGCTCCAGGGACGGCAGCAACGACGCGCGCGGACACGTCCGCGAACAGCTTGGGGAGCGCGAGCGTGACGGCCATTAGCGGGCCGCCTTCCTGCGGGTGCTCTTGCGAATGTCGTGACGGCCTTCGCGCTCAAGAAACGCCTTGCTCACATTCGCGACGCCGAACCGGATCGCGTTACCGATCCGCTTGTTGAGTCCGGCGCTCGGAAGGATGGGGCGCTTGGGAGTGCGAAAGGTGCCGTACTGGTGCCAGACGTGGTGACCGGACAGCGTCAGGAGCACGACCGTTCCGCGCGCTTCGATCTGGAGCGCCCCGAGAGCGTTCTGGAGCGCCGGCTTGCCGTCCTTGGTCGCGGGCCATTTCTCGCCGCCCATGCCGCGTTGTGCAGCGATAGCGGCCGCGGCCTCGTCCTCGAGCACGGGCACGAGAGACTGCGCGATCTGCGGCAGCGCGCCGCCGAACGTGCGGAGACGCTGGATCAGTTCGTCCAACGATTCGAGACCGCCGCTCATCGGCCGCCCTCCGCCTGTACGTCAGTCCATGTGTACGGAGAGGACTCGGAGTAAGCGAGCGGCGACGGGGCGGTGATAGCGGACGCGGTGGAGTCGGCGCGCAGGGGGAGATCGAACAAGCCGGCGGCAGCGTCGGCGGCCTCCTTGACCTCGGCCACTGCAGTGTCCGCGTCGGCCTTGATTTCGGCAAACTGGAGATCGCTCGCGTCCACTCCGCGGCGCAGGTACGCGCGCAGCGTCACGACGCGCGTGACCCACATCTTGACGATCTCGGGTACCGGCGCAGCGAACGGCACCGCATAGCGTTTACGAAGCCGCGCGTCCAAATGCACGGACGCGGACAGCAGCTGATTCGCGAGCCAGTTCGGCGCCGCCGCCTCGAGCGCGTCAACGTCCACGGCCGGCATGACCGTGTAAGTTTTGAATTCCGCGGTTGTGAGGTAGGCGCTCGACATTGGCAATCACGAATCAGCGCGAGAGAAGAGGCCGGGATTTGCTGCGCGGAGGGGAAACGCAACGGGCTCCCGGCCAGAGCCCTAGGGGGAGGTCAGGTGGCCTTGCACTTCGCGATCAGGAACGGATGGCCCGGGGCCGTGGCGTTTCGCCCGTGCACCTGCCACTCGAACTCGCGCATCCGATCGAGCTGCGGAATCACGCCAGCGCCGTAGTTCGTCAGCGAGAACGGCTCGCGCTCGAGGTAGATCACGCCGCCGAGCTCGGAGGTCTTGGCTTGCTCGAAGATCACGTAGTAGCTCGTTGCGTCCGCGGAGAGCTCCGGCGCCTCGACAGGCTGACCGAAACCCATTGCGCCGATGTACGCAGTCATGTCCGCGGTTCCGCCGATCGAGCCGGAGGAAGCCGCAACCGGGAACAGGCCCTTGCCCGCGCACAGATTGACCACGCGGGGATACAGCTGGGGCGGCGCCACGATGTACGCCGGGCGCAGGAACCGAGGGTCCTCGCCGTTGGGCATCTTGATCGTGCGCATGTAGGAATACAGCTTCGCCAGGTTGTTGATCGCGACCTCGTGAGAGACCGCGTCACCAATCGGCAGAGCGCCCGGATACGCGCCGCTGGCCGAGCTCGTGAACAGGTTCGCGTACGTGCCGCGAGCCGCGAACCCCGGGCACACCGGATGGTCCGTAGCGAACAGCGCCTTGCCGTCATAGCCAGTCGTGGACTCACCCGCGACGAGCAGCGCAGCAACCTGCTTCTGTGGCCAATAGGCCATATACGCGCCAACGTCGCGCGCCCAATGCGAGGCGAGATCGAGCCCGCCGCCGTCCGTGTCCTCGAGCTGCTCACGGCGGAGCTTGAGGCCCGTGGCCGCGTTCTTGTTCGTGATCTCCGTGTACGTGCTCACGAGATCGTCAAACTCAACGTTGCCGCCCGAGCCCGCGTCCTTGATCTGCGCGGTGGAGAGCAACCAGGAGATGATCTCCTTGCGACCGCTGGATTGCCGAACCTTGGCGACGGACTTCCACCAGAGATTCTGCTGAAACGCGGCGTATTCCGTGGCCGCGATGGTTGAAAGTCGATCCTCGAAGCCGAGGAATAAACTAGGAGTGAGAGCGCCCATGATTCAATTCCTCCGCGTCACGGCGAGACGTATGCGATTGCAGTCCAGCCCGCGCCGTGGCGGATGGCTCGGACCTGATGAACCTTCGACGCAGTGAGCGCCGTGGTGATGGCAGTCGTTCCGAAGCGGTACTGAACGGTGTGGCCGTTCTTGGTGCCGTCAGCGTTGAAGATCACTTCCGTCCCGACGCGCACACCGGTAGTGGGGAGCGTGATCGTGCTGTTCGCGGCCGACGTGGGGACATCGAACACCGCGCCGTTAACGCACTGGGCGGCAGTGACGACGATATCCGCGGACGAGAACGCGAGCGTGGCTCCGACCTGGGGAGCGGTCGAAACATCGAGCTTCTCCACGAGGACGCCCTGTGTGCTGCTCACTGCCCAGCAACGGCCGGCGACCGCGCCAGCAGGCGTGATCGTGACGGTGGCGTCGTCAGCAACGTATACCGTGCGGCCCACGTCAGCGGCGGCAACTGCGTCAGTCGAGGCAGAGTTAGCGACCCACTCCGCCGTGATTTCGCGCTCGAGATCTACCTGCACGGCCTTATCCGCGGATGTTGCATCCACGTTCTGCGCGAACACGCCGATCACCAGATCGGTTGCGGCGGCCGTCGCGGGAACCACCTTGCCGGTGGGGAGCCGGATGGCGGCCATGCCACCCTTGAAAGCCTTGGTCCCGGACGTGAGCGTGAAATCAAGCGTCTTGAACTGCTTGATCGTGCGCGGCTTATCAGCTGCGAGAGCGGTCATTTGTCAGATCCCTTCACCGCCAGCGCGGGGAAAATGGTTCGGTGTGCTTCGCGCTTCACGGAAACCGTCTCGCGCGTGAGCCCCATCGCGCGATCAAGCGCGGCGAGCTCGTTGGACTCCGGAGCGACCGGAGCAGTGATTACGGTGTTGACCTCGGCCGCAGCGCGAGCGCCCGACACGGGGCCAGCTGCGAGCTTGGGCAGAGTCTTGAGGACGGCGCGCACGTTCTCGAGCGGCGCCTTGGAGAGTGCCAGTCGCGTTTCCACGGGCAGGTCAGCGCGAGCAGCGATCAGCTGTTGCTTTTCGAACTCAGCCTGTGACGCAGCCACGACAGCAGCGATCGAAGGAACGGCGACGGCTTGAGCCTTCTCCTCTTCCTTCTCTTCCTTGGGCTCCTCTTCCTTCACCGGCTCTTCGGATTCGGCCTTTGCCTCTTCCTCTTTCGGTTCCTCGGTCTCGATCGCGGCAATGGCCTTGCGAGCCTTGGCGCGCATTTCCTCGGGCTTGGACTCGTCGTCCGCGAGCGCCCGGAGGGCTTTCAATGCCTCTTCCATTTGGTCTCCTTGGGGCTCGTCGCCCGCCTGTGTTGCCGCAACCGCAGCGGGTTGAAGCTCCGCGCTGGCGCTCGACAGGAGCGCAAGCACTTGATCAAAAGTGGCAATCTGATCGGCTAGTCCCGCCGCGATCGCCTGTTCGCCGATGAACAGCCCGGCCTCGTATCCGCGAATCTGCTCTACGGGGATACCCCGGACGCTGGACACGAGATCGAAAAACTTGCCGGCGAACGCGTTGACCTTGCTCTGCTCAACCGCGATCGTCGCGTCCGACTTGACCACGTGCGGGTTCCCGTCGGCCTTGCGAGCGCCGCTCGTAACAAGTGTTACGCGCACGCCCTGCGCAGCGTCCGCTACCGTCGTGTCAATCAGAGTCGAGATCACTCCGATCGAGCCAACGACGCCCGCAGTCGGGATAAAGATTTTGCTCGCCGCCATCGCCAGCGCGTAAGCCGCGGACGTGGTGCAGGCGTCTACGTATGCGTAGATCGGTTTGCCCGTAGCCTCGGCCATGGCGCGGAGCTCAGTCGGGCAATCCAGGCAGCCAGCAAGGTCGCCGCCGGGCGAGTCAATCGAGAGCAATACGCACTTCGCGGGCGACGCCAGGGCAGCAGCAACGCGCGCTTTGACACCGTCATAACTCGGAAACACCGGGTGTTCGTGATGCACCAGCGGCCCCACGACGGAGACAACGGCCACATTGCCAGACTGCAGATCGCGCGGCTCCGGGATCTCGAACTCGAGGCCGAGCGCCGACGGTTCGAGCGCGAGCAGACCGCGCGGTGAGTAGGTTGCCTTCCTCATGCGGCCGCCTTTGCCGGGACTGCAACGGCGAGCTTTGAACCCTCGGCTTCGCCGACGGTTTCGCTCTTTGCCGCTCGCTTCGCGCTGAACTCGTCCACGGTCAGAGCGCCGTCAGGGTCAGGCGCGCCCTGTGGCGTACGCAGCACGCCGAGCCCCTGACTAGCGCGCGCCTCGTTCACTGTGACGATGCGCGCAATATCGGTCGGAGCAAGCGTAAGGGTCGAGACCTCTTCAGGCTCTTTCGCCGCGAGCTGCTGATCCGAGTCGGGCGAGCCGTCGCCGTTAAGATCACCCTCGATCGGGATGCCAAAGCGGTTGCAGAGCTCGGCCGTGTCTAGTGTTTTGCCGAACGGGATCAGCGCCTCACTCAACATCTTGATCGCGTTCGCGGCGCCGATTAGGGCCGTGGCGGTGTTGTTTTGATCGCGCGGCGGAGTCGTATCCCACTCGACGCACGGCGATTGCTCGATCGAATCTTCGCCCCAATTGGCAATCACCCACGCGGGCAGGATTTGGGTGTTGATCGTGTACGCGAGCGAGTCCGCGGTGGCTTGGATCAAGTCCGCGCGGATCGACTTGTGAACGTCAGCGTTCGAGAACCCGGCGCCGCCGGAGGTGGTGACCTCTTGCCCGGCGACCGCCACAACGAATTCACGCTCTGACCGCTCGACGGTTGCGGCGAACGACTCGTGGCCGCGGCCGTTGGACTCGAGCAGCTTCACGTCCCAGCCCGGCGTGAGGCTGAAAACCGTGTTCACGCCCCAAGCCATCACGCGCTGAAAGAACCCGCGTTGCTGCTCCTCGGTCGAACCCTGGGGCGCAATCGCAACGCGCGCAGGATTGGCGAGCTTGGCCTGCCAATTCTGATCGTGGAGCAGCGCGTGCTCCTTGTTGATGAACGCGCGCCCTACCGCTCTCCAAAGCCCAGCTTTCCAGGGCGCAATGCGGCCGCCGGGAATATGCAAAACCCAGCGACCATCTCCGGGCGTAATCGGCAGGAAGCCCGCGACGGCGCGGTAGTACCAGCGATTTTCGGCCCAACGGTAATAGAGATTTTCCGGCGGCAGTCGCACCAGCACCGGATGCGAACGGCCCGGGACCGGAACGAGCTCGGCCACGCCGACACCCAAGCCGATTCCGTCGTCCGCGAGCAGAGCAAGCTCGGCGGGCGGACACATCTCATCGAACACGGAGCGCACGGATTCGTGCCCGAGCTGCAGCTGCGAAACGAACTCTGCGTCTCCGCGGAATTTCTTGGGCAGCCGGACGATCCCGCCGGTGCGCGTCGAGAGAACGCCGGCCAGAATGCCGTCGCGCTTGCTCGCGTCCCAGAGCCGGGCCGCGATCGACATGTCGCCTTGGTCCGCGGCGTACTGCGCGCTCTCGAGATCCTTGAGCAGCCAGCGCGCCTGCGTGTACGGGATGGGAGCGAGCTGCCCGCCCATCGCCTCACGGATGCGCTCCACCGCAGGATCGCCCAACGACGCAAGGCCGCTCGTGTCCGCCGTATAGGCAGACACTCCGAGCAGGGCGCGAATCCAGGTGGAGAGGCGAGCCAACGGGTTAGGTTTAGACCCGTAACCCGTTTACTCCGCTTCCAGGATTGCTAGCGATTCTGGTTAACGTTCACCAAACCGCGCCGGCACCGTCCACGTCCAGTGCTCGATTCCTAGTCGAACGTGCATTTGCCACTTCCAGCGATCGGTCGGATCGAGGTTACCGGACGACCAGTGCCGCACCATCCGCGGTGACGCCCCTACCAGCGCCGCTACGTGGTGCGACGGTAGCGCGGACAGGACCAGCATGAGCCGCCGCCGCCCCTCCGTTAGCGCTCCCAATACATGGCTCCCGCGTACGGGTCCAAGGTCGGCGGCTGCAGCAGGTCAGCGGGCTCCGGCGGGGCTTCCACCGTCTCCTCCCGCTGCGAAGTGAACTCCCAGACCGCGAGCGCCAGAGCGTCGGCGCGGTCCGGGGAGCGCCCGATCATCTTTCGGAGCTCGGTCTTAGCGGTGGCCTTGAGCCGGCCCCACTCGTCAAACTTCCAGCCCGGCGCGTGGAGCTCCGCCTCGAGCTTCGGATCTTGCTTGATTGCCCCGCCGCGCCGCACCCAGTCCGCCATGTTGGCCCACAGCGCGTCTCGCTGCCGATCGTAGCGCACGGGGCCGCCCACGTTCTGCGCTCGGTCCGAGGCGCGGACTCCGACCACCTCAAACGCTCCGGGGTTGTTTGACGCGTACGTTCGGAGCACGCCCCAGAGCGGCGCACCGATCGAGCCCTCGCGATCCACCACGACCACCGGCACCTCGCGGTACGAGCGGTGAGCGGAGAGCATCATCAGCAGCGACGCCAGGATCGCGTCATGTGAGAGCCCGTGTTGCGCTGAGCTGTCCAACATCTTGAGCCCGCGCCGAGCAACCATCACCGTTTCGTCGCCCTGGCCACCCTCGCCCGCCGGGTCCAGTCCGATGTACAAGCGACCATCCGCAGGCGTGTCCCACCATCGCATTACGGACTGGATGATCGCGTTCGCTGACAGGATCTTCCCGTCCTCGCTCTCAACGAACTCGCCGCGCACGTGAATCCGATACAGCGCCGAATCCTCGCCGTAATCGCGCTTCATGCGTTCGATGTAGTCCCGATCCGCAAGGCCGGGAATGATGGTGCGCCCGCTCTTTACGTTGGGCGTTTCCTCGCTCGAGATCGTGAGTGTCTTGATCTTCTTGTCGGGCTTCTTGAACGCGTCGTAGAACAGCCCGTCCGACTTGGTTGGATTGCCCCACATCCAGATCCCGCCGCCGCCCGCGCAGTTACCCTCTAGCGCGTGAATGATTGGGTCGGGGACGCCCGAAGACTCGTCCAGGAAATACCGCAGGTTGAATCCAGAGGTCCCCTGCGCCGCTACCGCGTCCCGCGTCGTGTACCCAACGATCGATCGGAAGTCGGGCGCCTTCATTCCCGATCGCGCAAGCTGGTGAATCTCTCCGGTAATGACAGCGGAATGGGGACACGGCCGCGGCCCGTGTGGATCGTCTCGCACGCAGTCCACGCAGCGTCCGGAGCGAGCAACCATCTGCCGGACCTCGGTCCAAAGGATCTCGTCCACCTGCCGTGACGTGGTGCTCATCAGCACCGCCCGCGCGTTCTCCTGCGTGCAGTACCACCAGAGCGCGCCGCCCGCGATCGTGTTCGACTTGGACACTTTGCGCCCCGCTGAGCAGGCGCCGAAGCGGTTGTCTCTCAGCGCCTCGAGCATCTCGATCTGGCGGTCCCACGGCTCCACACCGAGCACGGTACGAAAGAACCCAACGGGATCGTCGGCCCACTGCTTCGCCGGCCACGTGATGCGCGTAGCCTCGTCAATCTCGCTCCGGATGCGTCCGAGCAGCGCGTCAGTGAACACGTTCACGGGGCACCTCGTGACAGCGCACGCTCAACGGCTTGGAGCGCCTGGGGATACGGCCTGAGCGCTCCGATGATTGCCGCGACGGTGGACTGGAATGCCGAACTCGACGCGAGCTTTTCCTCGTCAGTGCGCCCGTCACCGACCAGCGACGCGCGGAGCCGTAGCAGCTGCGTCGCGGTGGAGGTCAGCTGTGCCAGCGTGGACGGCGGTATCTGCGGGTCCTGCATGACCGGACGCAGCCGGCGGAGCATCTCGTCCACCTGCTCGAGCGTCATGCCGGCCGGGACTCGAATCGGAACCGCCGGGTCCCAGTCGCGCGGAGCAGGCGCCACCTTGGGCGGCTCCGAGACCCGGTCCCAGGCGGCCGCAGGGATGCCCCACAGGCGTTCGATCTGCGCCCGGCGCTCTGGGTTGGGAACCTTCGTGCCGCCGCGCCAGTAGGTCACCATGGGGCCGGAAACGCCTAGTGCCGCCGCAATGGCTGAGCCGGTCTGCTTGAGCTCCGCAAACAGCCGGTGCCCCTCGGATTTGTACGAAGGGCCGGGCATAGCGGGAAGCTCGGTTACGTCGGTTAGATCGAGCGCGCCGGCACCAGTGGCTTCGGTTACCGGAGGGGCCTTGCTGTTGGTTTTACGCGGCTTTCCCATGCTTAACCTTCCCGCCGGCCGATATTGTCTAGTCCGAAAGGCGTC